CATTTCGCCCGGTATGTGCCGCTTGTCGTCGCGCGCGCCCGCGAAGTCGTACTCAACGTCCCGCCGATGATGGTCCGGGTTCTAGAAGGTCTCGGCGCGCAAGTAGTGTCCGATCACCTAGACGCGGACGGCTTCGATATCGAGGCATCCCTGATGAGCCAGCCGATGATCTTCGGCACGACGCAGGACACATGCCCGCCCCCGGCTCGGCTCACGATTGATCCCGTTGACCTGCAACGCTGGCAGGAACGGCTTGGGCATCGCGACGTGTTGAAAGTCGGTATCTGCCACCACGGCGGCTCGCGGCCGCACGATCCCCAGGCGCACGCTACCGATCTGCGCCGCAGTATTCCGTGGGGCGTGTTCAAGCCGATCACCGACGTTGAGGGCGTGATGAGCGTCGTTCTCCAACAGGAGAGCACAGAGTTCATTGATTTTGCGGACACGGCGGCGTGCATCCTGTGCTGCGATCTTGTGGTTACGGTGGATACTGCGGTCGCGCATCTGGCGGCGTCGCTCGGTAAAGAAACGCTTATGCTCTCGCGCTACGATTCGTGCTGGAGATGGGGCGCTACCGGCACCACCACGCCGTGGTATCCGTCCATGCGTATCTTCCGCCAGGCCGCGCATAATACGTGGCCTCTGGTGGTCAAGGAAGTCGCGGCGGAACTGGCTGCGAGGGTCCAGCGGAGGGCGGCGGCGTGACCGCGAAGAAGCCAACCGCATGGCTCCCGGTGTTCAAGAAGTATCTTGGGAGCGTGCGCATCCAGAGCAAAGACGCCCCATCTGATATTGAGGAAGCCGGCGTCAAGCTAAAGCTTTGGCCTTCGCAGGAAATGGTGCTCGAACAGATTTGCTCCGGTCTCGAAGCGGACGTGCGCAAGTTTGTGATCCTCAAGTCCCGGCAGCTCGGCGTCTCCACCATCACGCAGGCCATTCTTGTGTTCTGGCTTGCGCTGCACCCTCACACCATCGGCGCGGCTGTTATCGACAACGAAGAAAACCGAGAGGATATACGCGCGAAGATAGGCAACATCGTGCGAAGCCTTGCGCCGCTGATGGGCAAGTCGTTTGCTCTTACTCGGTCAAACCGTTCGCGTATGGAGTTTTCAAACGGGTCATCCCTGGACTTTCTCGTGGCGGGCAAGTCAAAAAAGACATGGGGTGAAAGCCGCGGCTACACCGTAGCGTGGCTGTCTGAAGTTGCGAAATACGGGCAGGAGTCCGGCCTTGCGTCCTTCGAGGCAACGCTTTCCGAAGTCAATCCGAACCGTCTCTACATCTTTGAGAGCACCGCCTTTGGGCCGAACCATTGGAAATCAATGTGGGAAGAAGCCCTCCGCGATCCGTTCACCACAAAGGCAATATTCGTTGGGTGGTGGTCAAACCCGCATCACGTCATACGCGAGACCGATAAAAGGTTTGAACTTTACGGCACCGCCCCGCTGACCGGCGACGAATACGAGATGATGAACATCGTCGCCAAGGAGTACGGCGTCACGATCACTAAGGAACAGCTTGCTTGGCTGCGGTGGCACAAATCAAAACGCACTCAGAGCGAAGCGGACAGGGCGCAGAACCAGCCCTCATTCGCCAGCGAGGCGTTTGTTGAAAGCGGGATGTCATTCTTCCAGACGCGCGTCATCAATCAGATGATGGCCGAAAGACAGGAAACGATCGACGCGCACGAGAAGGCGATGGCGAACCTAGCGCCCGGCGAGAAGCCGACGAAACATGAGTTCGGTTTCTGGGCGTATTCGTTCTTTCTTGGCGAGGATTTCAATAACTCCCGCTTGGTAGAGATCGACAATCCGACAGACTACAATCTCACCACGCTCCGAATTTGGGAGGACAACGTAGACGGTGGAGAATACATCATCGGGTGCGATCCCGCGTTCGGGCGTAATGACAATAAAGATAACCACGCGATATCAATATGGCGCGCATTCGCCGATAAGCTGGTGCAAGTCGCCGAATATGCCGATTACAACGTCGATACGCGTCAATGCGCGTGGGTGCTCGCCTACCTCGCAGGACGCTACAAAAACTGCCGGATCAATATCGACCTGACCGGCGGACCCGGCAAAGTGCTGATGCAAGAGTTCCAGCATCTTCGCGAGCGGTCCCGGCAGGACTACTACATCAACAGGTATGGTGATCCGGGAGACTTCCTTTCTCTTGCGAACTGGCATATCTATCGGCGGCCGGACGCTCCCGGACCCGGTTATGCCTACAACACGATGGTCAGCCACGACATCAAGTTCCGCATGATGAACCAGTTGCGCGACAGCTTCGTGACCAATCAGTTGAGAGTGCGGTCGCGCGCTCTGCTCAAGGAAATGTCCGACGTGCGGCAGGAAGGCTCCGACATTTCTGCGTCAGGGCGTAACAAGGACGACCGCGTGTTTGCCGCCGCGCTCGCCAACATGACGTGGATCGAGAACGTTCGAGGCGGCCTGATTGCGCAGGGGATAACTTGGGAAGGACATGAACAGCGCGTCGCCGGGAAAATGTCTCCAATCGCGGAACTGTTGAACCGCAGAACCTATGCGCTTTTCACTTCGATAAACGAGCAGGCGGCAGACCCTCCGCCGCCGCCGGTGACGTTCATGGAAGCGCGAGGGCTGGAATGACCAAGCGGATGTCTTACGGCATTTGGCCGCGCCCGAAACCGCAGTCAAAGTTGCTGCGCGAACTGACATTTGAGATATCGAAGGCGATCGACGAACACGGCGGCGCGCATCCGGTTTGTTGGTATCTGGACCGCGACACATACCGGAAGCTCGAACACGAGATGCTATCCTACGGACTGTTGCCGGGGCATCCGATCACGATCCTGGACATCCCGATCCAGTGCGGGGAATTGGAGGGGGTATGATAGATCGTCTCCCCGTTCGCGAGATAAAGCCCACGTGGGAGGCGGACCCGGCCAATCGCTTCGTCGCGCACGATGAATGCAATCTGTTGGCCTATGACCATTTGCGCATAGCATTCGTGCAGATTAAAGACGAGCCGGACGTTGTGTATGTCATCACGGAACAGGAACTTCCTAAGAGCATAGACCACGCGATACAGGTGGTCTCGGAATGGAGGCTGCACTATGGCTGAACCCCGGATTAAGGCTCCGAAGGAGCCGCCGATGCGGATGGCGGAGGAACCGCCGGTCGTCGACGTTGAGTTGGAACCGGAAGACGCGGACGCTGTAGAGCCCGAGGAGCCGAACGACCCCCCGCTGGTGATGACGATGGACAGCGCGCCTTTCGACGGGACAATCATCGAAGTCCGGGCGGAGAACGAAGAATCGGCGTGGCATCTTGCGGCGCATCGGATTACGCGCCAGCGCGTGAACGGGCCGGACGGGCGTATGGTGTGGAAGCCGATCTCGATGTGGTGCGACCCGATGACGCGCGAGCGGTTGCCGTTTGACCCCGTTTTTTGGCGGCAACGACAGACCGAGATACTGCCGGGAATGGTGCTGGCGTGAAAGAGGCCAAGGCAAGATGGCGTCACCTATTCAGGTGCCGGACCTGCGGCAATCAATTCCACGTTGATCGCCTGACGCCGGACCCGAACAAGGTCAAAGCGCCGAAGTGCCCGCGCAAGAAATGCGGCGGCAAGTCGAAAGAGAGCTTCATGGCGGACGTTGGCTTTGACCCGTCCGAGGGCAAGGCACCGTCGATCGGCGGCAGCATCATCGCCAAGGCCACCGACATGGCATGGGAAGTCGGCGCGGCGAACGCAGGGCTGACCGACATCAATACGCAGGCGCGCGAGGGCGAAAACAGCGCGCCGAAGCTGCCACCGAACTTGCAACAGATGGCCGATAACTTCTGGGGCACCGGCAAGCCCCAGGCGAAGCGCAAGACGATGGGGAAGGTTGACCTATCCCCGATCTACGGCGAGCGCGCGGGACAGGCGGCGGCCGGCGCTGTGAACCCCTACCCGAACCGCGTCGGCGCGAAGGCAGACGAGGCGATCATGCCTATCCACCGGGCCGGGCAAGCTGGGCAAAGCGCCGTCCCCCCGCATATAACGATTGCTGGAGACTGATGCCCGGTTAGCTCAGTTGGTAGAGCAGCCTCCTTGTAAGGGGCAGGTCGCAAGTTCAAATCTCTGCACCGGACACCAGCTTCCAACGACTTATTGCCCGGCGTTCGCGTCGGGTGATAGGTTCCGCGCATGCGTATCCCCTCGCGCGGCCTCGCCAAGTGGGCACAAACTGTCATCGCGCAATGCTCATCCGATCGGTCGGAGCGCATTCAGCGCGGCGTCGCCTACCGCAATCTGTTCCTTGTCGGGTCCGAAGACGGCGTGCCGCAGACGTTCCTGCGCGTGCAGGATTACATTCTCGATCTTCTCTCGTTCCTTTACTCGCCAGCCGATCTGCGGTTTGCCATCGACTACTACGGCCAGGTCAGCCCCGCCGAGCGCGCCAAGGCCGCAACCGCCGCGCCGATCTTGCTTTCCCACATTCGCTCGGGCGACGTGGACACCGCCTGCCGCGATGCCGTGCTGTGGTCGCTGATCAAGGGCAAGACCTTCCTGAAGCTGAATTGGTCGCGCCAGGGGTTTGACCCTTACCTGATCCAGCCCGAGACGTTCGGCGTGCTGCGCCCCGATATCACCGATCTGAAGCGCCAAGAGGCGTTCGTCCATACCACGTTCTATACGCGCTCGCGGTTCATGGATCTGCTTCTCAACGCGAACCTGCCGGACGCCAGGATCAACGAATTGATGAAGGAGGTCGATAAATACTCGCAGCAACAGCGAGGCGGCGAGGCACCGGATCAATACACGGTGCTCAAGCAGATGCAGGTTGGCGGCCTTTATCCGTATCAAGCGGCGGGCAATCCGCAGAACCAATCTGGCGGAGTGGCGAACTGGCTTTTGGCACCGCAGCCGACGTTGCGTGCGGACGTGATCGAGAAGTTGATCCCCTACGATGAACTGTGGGTCTGGGACACGTATCGCGAAGATTGGGCGACGATATCGATGGTCGGAGATACGATCGTCTTCGGCGGCGAGGCGCGGTTTAACGCTTTCTCCGAGCAGTTCAAATCGACCGGCGATGAAGAAAACCCGCTCAAGGGGCGGCATCCATTTATCGAGTTCTGCCCCTACCGAATGGACGCCTACTTCTGGGGCTACTCCGCCGTGGCGGGCGTGGCGCTGTTGCAGCGTTCGATCAACCGCCGCATCGACGGCATCAGCAACATGCTGCGGAAAGAGGAAGACCCGCCGCGCTTCATGTCGGGTTCCACATCGATCAATGCGAACGCCTACGCGAAACTCAACCGGCCTGGCGGTTATTGGACCGATGGCAACCCGAACGCCAAAATCCAGGACTTGCAGAAAGAAATCCCCGGCGACCTTTGGCGCAGCTTCCACGAGTTGAACGCGATGTTTGATCTGGCCGGAGGTTTCCCGGCGGCAACGCGCGGCGAGGGCGAGGGGAGCGTGCGCAGCCAGGGGCACTTTGAGGGCCTGTTGCGGACCGGCGCGGCGCGGCACAAAGACCCGTCGCTCATGCTGGAACGCTCGATCGAAGAAGTCGGCGCGCTGGGGCTCGACATTCTCAAAGCGAAGGACACCACGCCGATGACCGCGTGGCTGATGCCTGGCATCAAGAGCCTTGAGGTTGACCGCGATCCGAACCCCGCGCTCGAACCGCCGGCGCCGGGAATGCAGCCGGTCACGTTCCAGTTTCACCACCTTGCGGACAACGCGAAGGTCACGACGGATGGCCATTCGCAGAGCCCCGCGTTCCGGCAGGAAGCGCGCGAACTCGCCTTTGCGCTCAACCAGCGCGGCGCGATGCCGCCGAAGCGGCTGGTGGAAGCGACCGCGCCGGCCAACGCAGACGCGATCCTCGAAGATATCGAGCGGTCGGATATCGAGAAGGCCGAGCTTATCCGCCAGCATCCCGAGTTGCTGACCGGCGCGAAGAAGGGGCGTCCGGCCGCGCATTGATCACTTGCGACCCAGTTCAAACACTGGCCCTAGTCGCCAATCGGTCTCGTCGTCACTTCCTTTCCCCCAATTGCAGTCATTACAAAGCACTTGCAGGTTATCGGGGTCGGCCTTGAGATGAGGCGCTTTGCTGATGGGTTTGATGTGGTCAACACGGAGCGTAGCGCCGTCGATAGCGGCGGCTCCGCAGCACATGCAGCGCCCGTTTGAGTCACGCAGCGCCCTGTATCTTAGGCGCTTCCACGTTTCCGTTCTGTAGAACGACCATGCCGGTATCTTTGAGCCGTCGGGAGATGATCCGGTGTCGGCTATTCTGCGCGGTGCTCGCTTGTATGGCTGCCCTTCCGGTAAGGCTTCATTCATGGCGGCGCGCAAAGCTGGCGGCATACCAGGAGGCCGACCAGTAGTTCGGGAAACTTTATCGTCAACGATTTCGGCTGATACGCGCAGGACGCAAAAGGCTCGTCGCAATTCCACTTGATGGGCTCGGGCGTAATCGAGCATTTCCCCATCAAGGTCTCTACCGCTTTTCAGAACTTCGCAGATCGCCTTGAGTGTGGGATCGGCGGCAGCGGCGAGATACTTTTTAGCCGTTAAACGCGCACGGTTTCGTTTTTTAGCCGACACGCGGGCGGGGCTCCCTGTAGTCGTCCACGATCCTTCTGATCAACTCTGAAACCGTGATCCCAAGCCGCTTTGCTTCGCTCGACAGGAACGCAAATTGCGGCGGGGTGAGCGTAACGGATTGCCTGATGGGTGCGTTCATGTGGTGAATATTAACACCACAAACGCACCACATCAACCGGACTTTCTGACACACGATCAAGGAGTTGTTGACCAAACCTAATTTCGCGGATTAGGTTCGGCGCGTTTCGGGCTTCCGGAACCCCCGGTGGGTCGCTCTCGGGGCCACACTGCAAGACAGGAGCAAGCTCATGGTTCGTTTCAAGCGCGGCCATCGCAAGGGGAAGCGCAAGTGATCCGCTTCCGCAAGATGCATCGCAAGGGCCGCCGCAAGTAGGCCCTTCAACCCGGCGCGTTGCTCCCCGTGGCGCGCCGGCCCCATAGGAGTTGCAATGTCGGGAGCCTTGCCGCCCACGATGCCAGCCGGAGTGCCGCAGGGAGGTCTGCCGCCCGGCATGACGCCCGGCGGAATGCCCCGGCCGCTCGCGGCACCGCAAAGCAACCTCGGCCCCGCCAGCATTCCGCAATCGAACCCCGGCAACATTTCGGCGGCGGTGCAGAAGCTGGTCGCAGCGCACAAGCTTATCCTTGAAGCGTTGCCGGCCATTCCGCTCGGCATGCCGCTGCACACCGCAGCGATGAAGGTTGCCAGCGATCTCGACAAGCATCTCGGACAGGCGAAGGAGCAAGCACAGACCACCGTGCAGACGTTGCTTCAGGCGCTTCGTGCCAACCCGCAGGACAGCCAGATGGCGATGCTTCAGCGGATGATGCCCCAGGCCAACCAACCCCCAGCCATGCAGCCAGCGGCGCCCGCCGGTGGCGGCGACATGGCGGCGGCAGCGTAAGGAGAACGACGATGGCGACCAACGACAAGCAGGGTCCGTTCACCCCCTACGTCTCCACCATCAACGAGGATGACCCCATCCGCATCAAGGTGCCGATGGCGGGCATGGACATCGGCGCGAACCCGGCCTCGATGCCGAAGGGCGGCGTGGCGAACGCGCGCGGCATCGAGCATGTCGGCGACCAACGATCGATGAAGCGGGGCTGATAGCTGATGCCTCCCGACAATGATCAAGTAACGTTGCCGAAGGCGACCGCTGACGTTTACCAGCGGAGCGCCGCGTTACTGGACAAGTTGCTCGGCACGCCGGACACGGCGCTCGAAGCCGAGCGGCTGATCAAGAGGGTGAACCCCGAAGCGAAGTTCGAGCGCTCGGAGATCGCCGCCCTCTACACGAAGCCGATCCAGGACGAACTGGCGACCACGCGGGAAGAGTTGGCCGCACTCAAGAAGCAGGCGGAGGAAGAGAGAGCCGCGCGCGCCGAGCATGATCGCGAGGCCAAGCTGATGGAGCGGCTGACCAAGGCGCAGCGCAAGCATGGCTTCGACGAAGCGACGATGACGAAGGTCATGGAGCGCATGCGCGAGCAGAACAATCCCGACGTGGAGGCCGCCGCGGCGTTCATCGCCGAGAGCGTGCCCAAGCCCGCGCCGGTTGCCGGCAACAACACGTTCCCCGGCACGCTGGATGTCTACGGGACGCAGAGCAAGTCCGAAGAGTTCAAGGGCTTTCACGACAACTGGCGGACGGCATTCGACGGCGAGGTGCGCAAAATCCTCGCCGACTCGAGCCTCGCCTGAGAAGGAACTGGTAGATGTCTGGCTCCCTTAACGCTCTCGGCACAGGCATCGTTCCCGGTGGTCTCACCGGCCAGCAGCTTGCCGCCATCACGCGCCGCGCCTTCATCCCCTCTGTGTTCGTGCAGGTCTACCAGGCGCACCCGCTGCTTTCGCTCCTGCTGGCCAACACGCAGAGCGCGATGGGCGGCGTCGGGCAGATCACCTTCCCGGTCCAGGGATCGTCCTTCGTCTCGTTCCAGTGGGGCGGTTTCGCGGGCGATTTCCAGATCCCGCAGGATCAGGTCGCCATCCAGAACGCCACCTTCAACCTAAAGGCCGGCATGGTCCCGATCGGCTTCTTCGGGTTCGAGGCGGTCGTGCAGTCGTCCGAAGTCGTGATCCCCAAGCTGCGCGCGGTGTGCGCGGACGCGGGCACGGTGATGAAGCAATCGCTGGCGACGGCGCTCTACTCCTACACGCAGAACAATCTGGCGCTCGACAGCCTCGTGGCGGCCTACGACAACGGCACCAACGTGCCGACCTATGGCGGCATCAACCGCTCCACCAACCAGTTCTGGCAGGGCCAGTATTATCCGAACAGCGCGACCATCGCGAACCGCGTCGGGGTGGCGACCGCGCTCACGAAGGTAATGGCCGGCGCGGGCGGCGAGGCCGGCGATTTCGTGGTGATGAACCCGACGAACTGGGCCACGCTGATGGCCGATTTCATGTCGTCCGAACTGTTCCAGACCACGCCGCGGTCGATCTACGCGCGCGACAGCGTGGTGAACGCCGGCTTCCGTGCAATCCGCGTGCTGGACACGCCGATCTTTGCCGACCCGTTCTGCCCGGTTGGCGAGATGTATGTCATCAACTCCAAGTATCTGGCGATGTTCATGCATCCGTCGCTGGAGTTTTTCTTCACCGGCTTCGAGAGCCTGATCCCGCAGGGCCAGTTGGCCTCGATCGGCGTGCTCGTCGCTGGGCTGGATATGTGCTGCATGAAGCCATCCAGCGGCGCGCACTTCACCGGCATTCAGGCGCCCGGCTGGAATGGTCCGCCCACGCCGCCTCCGTATCCCGCGTCGCCGACGGCGTTTGCCGGCGCGCCGCTTCAGTAAGGAAACTGACCGATGGCCATTCGTTTTGGTGGTGTTGGCGTCGCTCTCCCGCTCAATCAGATCGGGACCAACGGGTTTGTGCTGGAGGCCGGCTCGGTCTTCAGCATCCCGTCCGGCACCTACTCGCTGCGGCACGGGCCGTATTGCTCGGTCCAGCTTCTCGATCCGGTGGCGCAGATTTGGCGTCCGATCGGTTCGGACGGCGGGAACTACATCCAGGTGGACAGCGACGGCACCAACTACCGCGTCGCGAACCAGACCGGCTGCGCCGTCGCCGCGCTGCTGACCAACGCCGGGGCCGGCTACACTTCCGCGCCGACGGTGACCGCATCGGCGGGCGGCTCGGTGTGGACCGCGATCATGGGCAACGTCATCTCCACCACGATCACGGTGGTCACGGGCGGCTCGAACTACACCTACCCCCCGATCATCTCGATCCAGGCCCCGCCGGCTCCGGGCATTCCGGCGACGGCCTACTGCACCCTCTCGGCCGGCGCGGTGAGCACCGTGACCGTGACCAACCAGGGCGCGGGCTACATCACCGCGCCGCAGATTTCGGTCATCAACGACCCGCGTGACACGACCGGCGCGGGCGCGGTCTGCACCGCGTCGCTGACTGGCGCGCAAACGGTGACTGCGGTTATCTGCACCAACCATGGCTCGGCGATCACCAGCGGCACCACCCCCACGCTGTCCTTCTCCGGCGGTGGCGGCTCGAACGCCGCGGCTGTGGTGCTGATGGACTGGACGATCACCTCCTACGCCGTGACGGCGGGCGGCGCGGGCTACAACGGCAACGTCCGCGTGCTGACCCAGGGCTATGGCCAGCCGACCTTCGCCTCGGCCTACACCAACCCGGACAGCCAGTTGAATTTGGTCCGCACGGCCGACGCCAACATCACCGGGGCGATCACCTCCAACGCGATCGTCGCGGCGGGCCAGGTGCTTCAGTTCGGCGGTCACTTCATGGGCAACACCACGAACCTGAATGCGCTGATCATCGGCGGCCTCTCGACCACCGTGGCAACGCTCACCTTCGGCGTCGGCGGGCAGAACGACTACCTCTACATCCAGAACAACTGATCGTGGCCGACGATGGGCGCTCCGCGCAGTTGGAGTGGAGCGCCGTTCACGACACGCTGAGTTGGAGCGCGCCAGAGGTTATATTCACCGCGCCGGAGGGGCGGGCCATTGCAAGCTACTTCCTGTCCGGGTCAAACCTCATCGTCCAGCTTGACGATGGTTCAGCGGTAACGGTGCCGCTCGGTGCTCCAGCGATACATTGACCAGACCCAGGCGATCATCCGCGACACGCAGGGGCTTTTCGTCCCGCTGAATACGCTGATCTCCTACATCAACGAAGCGCGCGAGACGACGGCCGAGCTGACCGGCTGCATCGAAGTCCTTGTCGCAGGCACTCCGCCCTTCGGGACCGGGGCGCAGGCGGGCACGGCGATTGTCGGCGGCGCGATCCCCGGCCAGAACCCAAACAGCACGTTTCAGACGATCAACGGCCAGGAGTGCTACCCCTTTCAGGGGTTCGCCAACCCGTATCTCAAGGCGCAATACGGCGGCGCGAAGGGCATCATCGACGTGGTGACAGTCTCGGTGTCCTGGGGCGGCGCGTTCCGCCCGTCGCTTGATTGGATGCCATGGGAGGAGTTCCAGTCGCAACTGCGCGCGAACCAGATCCTCGTGACGACCTATCCGTCCGTTTTCTCGGTGCTCAACGCGGGGGAGAACGGGCAAGTCTACCTGTTTCCTGTGCCGCAGGGATCGAACGAGATGGAGTGGCAGTGCCTTGTGCAGCCCGCGCCGATTTATACCGATAGCGACCCCGAGTTGATCCCCTCGCCGTTTCGCAACGCGATCCAGTATTACGCTGCGGGCAAGTGCTACGAGGCCAGCCAGCGCAATGGGCAAGCGCAATTGATGTATGGGCGTTGGGCCGATATGTGCGGGCTCAATCGTGGGGCGGCAGATCGCGGGAAAGTCCCATCGAGATACCCGCTGGCGATCTAGCAAATGTCCGGCTCCGATCGCGTCCAGCAATTATCGCAGCGAGCGCAACAGTCGTTGGGCTTGCCCGAGGGCTGGAAAGCATGGACTTCGTTCCCCTTCAAGGGAATGAACCAGGAAGACTCCCGCCTCGCGATGGACGACGCGGAGTTTTATTGGCAAGAGAATTTCCTCATCACTGGCAACGGCGCGCTGCGCACGCTGTGGGATGCGGGGTCCGCGCTCTACACCGCGTCAGGCGCGACCATCGTGTATTTCTTCTGGTTCAACATTGGTCCGAAATATTACTGCGCGGTGTTTTTGAGCGACGGGACGGCGGTGCAGGTCGATACGTCCGGCTCTGTGACCAACATCTCGGCGGCGGCCGGAACGTTCTACAATTCAGCGAACGGCCAGAAACCGGCGTGCTGCCAGTCCGGCGCGCAATATCTCCTGATCGGAAATAACAACACGCCGAACGACTACTGGATATGGGATGGGTCAAACCTTTATTCATCCGGCAGCATCGGCCCCGTGCAGTTGTCCGCGATCACGGCAGGAGGCTCAGGCTATAACTCGGTTCCGACGTATGTGGTGTATGGCGGCTCCGGGTCAGGCGTGGTGCTGACGCCGGTGATCGCGGAAGGTTCGGTCGTGGCGCTGGATGTCGTCAGTCCCGGCAGCGGCTATCTACCGGGTGAAACGCCGCAAGTCGCGTTCTCCGGCGGCGGCACCGACAGCACGCCGATCTTGCGCGCGACGCTCGATAACAACCCGGTCAGCTTCATCACGCTTCTGTCCGGCGGGTCCAGCTACACGAACGGCAATTTCGCGCTGGGCTTTTCAGGCGGCGGCGGCTCTGGCGCGACGGGGGTCTTCACGGTATCCGGAGGCGTAGTCACGTCCGTCTCA